ATACATCAATAAAATCTCCACCTCTGTAATCTTCAGCGATTAGAGTTGAATCATCAGATGAATTAATATCTCTTTGCTTCCAAGTTCTTAGAACTTCAGCAGGTAACATGATACCTTGAGCATCTTTACCATACTGTCTTGCAGCTTCAGCAGAACATTCAAATTCAAATGCTGCTTCTTCTTGTGCTTTTCTGTCAGATGGGTTAGCCATAGCTCTAATAGCTTTTACTAGGCTAAATTCTCTTACTTCTTCTTTAGTCATGCCAATTTCTGAAGGAGTTTCTAAAGGAGTGTTGTTAGAAATATTTTCTAATAATACACCTCTGAATTCTTCAACTGAAATACCATCACTAATTGCTTTGTCAGCTAAATCTCTTTTATTGTGTCTAGCTGCTAAATCTATAATCTCTTTTGAGTTTCTTTTAAATTCAGCTTTAGCTTCATCAATAGTCTGAGTTCTAACTTCTTCAAGATTAATATCTTGTTTCTTTTCGTTTTCCATTAGTTTTACCTCAATGTTTTTGTGTTGTTTATCTTTAGAACGACCAACTCCAACTAGCCTTGACTGGTCAGCAGGAACAGACACACTGGATACTTCCATAGGTGTCCATTGAGCTTTATAGTAAGTCTCACCATTGTTTTCATATCGTTCCAACTTATCAATTCTGTAGCCAACTGAAATGTTCATTCGTATACCATCAGCCACATCTTCAAATACTTCACGAGCTAAAGCAGATTTACCAAATCTAACTACAGCAGTTGTCCTTTTTGCTGTCTCATCTAATTTGAATTCTTCAATTACACCAATTTGCTTAGTCATATCATGGTCAAGCAATAATGGTGCTCTGCCTGAATTTATAAACTCCATGTTTATATCATCAGCAGAATGTCCTAGGACTTCCATCCCAAAACTACGTTCTACAGGTTCTTCAGAAGAAACACCTACGCGAACTACCCTTTTTTCTTCATCAAGATAAGAATGTTTAGATAAATCAATAGTTCTATATTTCATAGGCATATCAATTACTTTTCTTTCTTCTTCACTTGATTCAGTCATAGATACTTCGTCAGTTGTTTCTAATTCTTCACCTTCATGTTCTACATCCTCATGCTTTGCGAATTCAACAATAACTTTATCGTCAGTTTCACTCACATTAAGGATATGTCTATCTTCTTTATTCATAGATTTCTCCTCTTCATTTGTTAATAAAGGATGTTTTTCTGATTCTTGCGAATCAAAACTTGTTTGTCTTTCTTCTTCTTTTTTCATTTGTTCTACTAATCTTTTTGACCAGATAAATCCAGCATCTCCACCCCATAATGCCCAAGCTATTCTTCCATTAGAAGGATAACCCTCTTCACCAGCACTAAAACCTTCAGCTTGTTTATCTACTTCATGTCTTGAAAAGAAGCTATACATTCTTTTTACAGTATCATCAGATAGGTTTTCACCAGCTACTATTTGTCTTGCTCTTACAGCTCCAACTCTAGTACCACCACGACCAAATTCTTCACGCCAGTCTAAGCCTTTTTGAGCTTCAGATTTCATACCATCATTAGGTCTAGGCATCTTCTTCTTCATCTCCACCCTGTATCTTTGCTTCTACAGGTAGTTTCTGACCAAATGGTTGATAGGCTAGTTCAATATCATATTGTTTGGCTAGTTCTATTTCTTTTTGATGCTGTTCAAATAATTCTTCTGTATCTCTTCCATAAGAAGCAGAAATATCAGAATAAGTAAGTGTTCCATTTTGTAAACCAATTACATTAGCTTGCATTTCTTTTAAAGGGTCAATCCAAGCAAAACTTCTAGGTATGTAATTAATTGACCTAGCAAATTTTTCATATTTACCCATTGGTAGATTGATATATCCTGTTGATATAGACATCTCTAACCATGATTGGAATACTGGGTTTACAAAATGCTCAATTACAAACTGTTGATATATTTGATACATACTTCTATCTTCTAAAGCACCTTGTCTTATTGAAGAATAATTAACTGAAGTTAAATCATTAGATAATGAATGATAAGAAATATTCAAACCTGATGCGATACTTCTTAAAACACTAGTTGTAAAAGATTCAAATGCTGAATTAGGATGTGTTGGGTCAAATGCCTTAAAGTCCATTCCAGCAGGTAGTTGTTCAAATACACCAGCTTGAGCATTCATTGTTGGATTAAATGTATCTTCATATTCACCATCACCAACATAACCATCACCATCAGGTGAGGTAAAGAAACCCATTTTAGATGCACCAACTCTAGCACCAACTATTTCAGCTTCTAAATAACCATTAAGCATTTTCACATTAGCCATTGCTGTAGCAACCAAAGAAACACCTCTAGTTTGTTCTGCTCTAGTAGGTAGGTAAGCATGGATAATCTCATCAGCAGGAACTCTAATGTGTTGTGCTTGACTTAAATAAACTCTATCGTAAGGATGGTCTTTATATAAATGATAAGCAACTGGTCTGTCATACTTATCTACCTCAACACCCATTTTAATTCTATTGCCAGTAGCTTTATAAACATCATTTTTATTTTCATCTAAATGGTCTGCTTCTAAAAACTGTAATTGAAAACCAAAAGGCGAATTGCTGTCTTTTATTTTCCTGATTAATACTTCACCATCTCTACATAGAGATTCAACAAATATTTTCTGACAGTCTAAGAATGATAATCTTCCATTAGTTGTACAATTTCCAACTTGACCCCATTCCTTCCAAGCACGTTCAATGAGCAGGTTAGCTCCAATGTCTAAAGAACCATTATCGTTCCTAGCCTTAGAGCTAACTCTTATGCCATGCTTACCGATAACATTAGATACCATCAGGTTTAAGTATCTAGCAATATAGCTATCGTTTCTTGCTAATTCTCTTGCTCTGTCTCTTAATATTCTTATGTTATCTTTTATTTCAGCATCAGCACTTGTAGATGTGGTAACAAAATCTGCAAACAATCTTCCAGTGTTAGCACCAGTGTAGCTTCTTCTGTATGCTTGTCTTTTCTTTTTCTTAGGCTCATTTACGCCTAATATTCTGTTATACCATGCCATTATGTGTAGCTCTTAGGAGTTGAGCCAGCAACTTTACCAAAATTAACCTTGATAGTATTCCCTGACCCTCGTTTATTTTTAATTCTTTGTATTTTAACTTCTTTAAGATATTCAGCTTTGTATCTGTCTCTAAAAGTCATCAATTCATCTATAGACATTCTTGATAATGACCTTCCAGCTATAGACATAGATGATTGGTCAATATTTGCCCTGTTCTCAATAACTGCTTCTATGCTATCTAAAACAATCTTTGCATGACTTCTAACTGAAGCAGTTGTAGTCGCATAATTATCTTGAACTTCTACAAAACCTTCTTCCAGTTTGACTCTTGCAGAATCAGAACTTCTAGTCATATAAGAAACCCAGTTGTAATTACCTTTTGTATAAGAAGATGTATTAGATGCTTCTATGATATAGGTATCACCTGTTTCTGTAGCTGTTAATGTAAAGTTAGAAGCTGTAGCACCATCAATTAAATTAAACTCATAAGATAATGAGTAAGATGCTACTGGATAATCATTTGCTAAGTCCTCTCTTTTCCATGCCCAAAAGTCTCCCAACTGAAGCTCAGTAGGAACTTGGGGTGGATAGTTTGTTGAATCAAATTTGTTGCTCAAGCAAAAACCTCATAAATGTTTTAGATATATCTACATCTAACACTAATGTGCATTAGGCTATTGTCAATATTAAAAATGAAGTTTCTTTATTTCCAAGAAGTAGCGAAATTACCTCTATTTATACCTCTTTGTGGTCTATTTTGTGATTTTTCTCTTGGTTTTGACTCTTGGGTAAGTATTTTGTTCTCAATAGAATCATAGTTAGGATTCAAGATATAAATAGCAGCAAAGTTATAGACCAGTGTATCTAATGCTTCATTTCTTGGTCTTATTTGTTTCCAAGCTAAAGTTTTCCTACCTCTTACAAACTTAGTGATTCTTTTCTCTGCTGTAAGCTGTTTAAAGTATTCTTCATCTAAATCTGAGCAAAAATGCAAAGTAGTTGTGTCAGGTTCAGTAGATAATCTAGCAAAGATAGCTTCTTTTGCACTATCAGAACCAACACCATAAAGAACAGCTTTATTTTTTCCTACAAATGTAGGTCTATTTGCTATTGGTTTACCTGCTGTTGATAAACCCTTAATTGCAAATATTCTTCTAGCTTGTCTTGGTTTAGTAAATTGATAAACCATATTAGTATGATGTCCACCTGAGTCAATAGTGCAACAAGATATTGGTATTAATCTTTCAGATTCAGTTTTGAATCTTTTCTTAAGATAAGCATCTAAGTCTGACCAAACATTCATAGCATTTGGGTCTCCCCAAAATATCTTATAATCACAAACCCATGCTTCGTAATTTTTACCCCATCCAACTAATTGCAGTTCTAATCTATCCTTCTGAGTATCAACACCAGCAGTTAGAACTAAAACATCTTCAGGGATAGTTGTGTAATCATAGTTTAATCTTCTACTTAATAATGTTTCAT